AGCAGGTGCGGGAATTTCTCGTGCTGTATTCAACTCAGCTCTTAAGGCTCTTCCACGTAAGTATATGCAGCGTCGTACAGACCTTCGCTTCCTTGCAGGATCAAACTTGATCCAGGATTACTTATACTCTAACTCACAGAACATTCAGAATGTTACTCCACAGGATATTGCTTCAGGCATCATCCGTGGTGATGTTCCAGTTCTTGGAGGTCCAGCAGGATATGTAGCTCCATACGCATTTGGTATTCCAATCGTTGAAGTTCCATTGCTTCCTGAGACACAGACAGGTACATATGCAAGCCCATCAGGTTCACACGGAGATATCCACTTGACATTCCCAAATAACGTTGTTATTGGTATCAAGCGTGATGTTACTGTTTACCGCTTCTTCTGGCCACGTAAGGACTCTATCGAGTACACAATGTATACTCGTGTTGGTGTTCAAATCGAGCAGGCAGACGCTTGGGTAGTTGTAAAGAACGTTAAGGTTGCTTCTTAATTAATTAAGAATTAAACTACCGAAAGGCCCCCAATTAATTTTGGGGGCTTTTCATTTTAATTTAACAATGCTATAATTGAAGAACCTAACAAAGGAGAAAATATGTCATTTGAGACATTAAAAGTTGCAGAACTCAGAAAGATTGCAGAAGACTTTGCAGTTGATACTGATGGAATTAAAAATAAGGCAGATATTATTGCCACTCTTGCCGAAGAGGGCGTGACCTGGTCTGTATACCAAAAGACAATTAAAGATGTTGAAGAGGCAGCTGAAGAGTTTGCTGAAACGGAAGAGATACTTCCTAGATTTGATCCAAAGTCAGATAAGCCAGAGGATACAGTTCTAGTAAGAATGACAAGAGAAAATTATAGATACGACATAGTCGGATTTACGTTTACAAAGGAGCACCCTTTTGTTGCAATGACAGAAGAAGATGCTCAGAAAATTTTTGACAAGGAGGAAGGTTTCCGCATAGCAACCCCTAAAGAAGTTCAGGATTACTACGCTTAACCTTTATTAAATGGAGATATTAGTAGGTACAAACTCGCCAGTAAAGCACAAGGTTTATTGGAAAGGCTCCCCGAAAGATGCTGATAGTCTTCCCGTTGTCAGAGTATACGACATAACGGAAGACCCAGCAGTAACACCTGCTATTAATCCAGGCACACTTGTTACAACATTAACTCCAACAAAATTGGAAACCGACATCGGTGTCTATGAGGTTTACCCATCTCATTCCTTAACAAATAGAAACAAGCAGCTAAAGCTTGTTTGGCAATACACCGTAGAAGGAACTACTGTTACAAAAGAGCACAAGCTATTTGTTGTAACTCCTTACGTTGACATTACTCAGGCAGGCGATGTTTTAAAGCTGGGGTCGGATCCATCTGATCCAAACTACAAGTCTTATTTTGAAATCGCAGAAGCTGAAAGATATGCAAGAAAGATAATTGAAAACTACACTGGACAAGCGTTTAGCCTATACGACGATGTCCACACAGTGTATGGCGCAGGAGCAGATGTTTTGCCTCTGCCATTTAAGCTTGCAGATTTACATGAGCTTTATCAAAATGACGTATTGCTAGTTGATACTATTAACAACGTAAACAACTGGAATTATAGCACTATTATTTCTGAAAGTGGTTTTGCAATAAGAGTTAACCGTGCAAATATGATTGACAATACAGTTTATGTGGCAAACGGAATGGTTCCCCCATCTATAAATGACATGGGCAACGGCGCCTTTGGAAAAGATAACGTATATCGTGTTGCAGGCAGATATGGCTGGGAGCAAGTTCCAGATGAGGTTGAGCTTGCAGCAATTGAGCTTATGAAAGATTATTTCTCAAAAGACAAAGTCTGGAGAGACAAATACATGAAGAGCATATCAACATTTGACTGGAAGTTTGAGTATAATTCTGAGACATACAGAGGTACTGGAAATGTTTACGTAGACCAAATCCTACTGCCTTATGTAATTAATCAGATGGTCGTGATCTAATGTTTAACGTCATAGATTCAGTTTTAACAATGAAGATGGACGTCTACAAGCAGGTTGATTATCAAGACCCAAACACAGGCGCCTTAAAAAGAGAATGGCAATATGACAGAAGCATGGCATGCCATGCAAAAGGAGTTATATCAAACTCTGCTTCAACAAGAACAGGCGATAAACAGGTATTAAGTAACAAGTATACAAATGATCAGATACTGCAAATCAGAACAACTGGAAAGGTAACTCTTCGTGAAAAGATTACCAACATCATTGATTCAAGCGGAAATGCTATATGGGTAGAGGCTAACTTCCCAACAGATACACCAACTGTTTTTGAAGTAATGGGCTCTACACCAATGACAGACCCATTTGGAACAGTGGTAGGGTATAACACATCTGTAAAGAGATCGGAGAACCAGACGATTGGATACTAGTGCCGTATTAGTTAAAGCAGCCAGTGGATTACAAAAAAACATGGGCGGAACTAAAGGCGCAATTTTGCAGGATAGCACAGTTGCTCAAATATCAGCAGCTATATATTATCAGGCATCAGTTATCTCAAAGGTTACAACTAATAAACAATTTCAATCAAAATTTCAAAGCATACTATTTAATCAAATAAAAAAAGACTTTGGAAATTATGTAGACTCTCAGTCCAGAACAAACCCTAAAACATTACACCATGTTTATGAATGGAAAAAGGTTGGAACACCTTCAGCAAGACTGTTTAATTTAAAAGTAGTAGGAACTGACGGTCTTTCTTTTAAGATCTCTTCTGAATTTAAACCTTCTAAATCGATGGTCCCAACAAATTTTGGTAAGGCAAGGCATGTGTTTACAAACAAAGCTTCTGTAATGGAAGCTGGAATGCCATTGGTAATAAGACCTAAGAATGCAGAAAGACTTGTATTTGAGATGGATGGGGTTGTTATTAGAATGCCTAAAGGTATGCCTGTAACAGTTAAAAAGCCAGGAGGCGGTAAAGCAACTGGCAGGTACAAGATAGCCTATGCTCAATTCTTTACTGGCAATCTAGTAAACTTATCAATTAAGAATTCAAAATTTCAACAAATATTTAATTCATCTATTGCCAAAGCAATGAAATTACCAGTAGATGTTAAAAAGGTTAAATACTCTTTTTCACCAAATACATTAAATATGCAGGCAGGCTCAGCACTAGCAGCAGCTTTTGGAGGTTCAGATGCCAACGGATTATAATTATGATGTAATGCTTGATCTACGCAAGCACCTATGGAGCCAATTAAAGTCTAATAGTTTATTTGAGGCTTCAGATTATTACAGCGATAATTTAGGAGAAGAACTAATTCCTATTATCCCAGTACAGCAACAACCAGAAATGAATCAATTTTTGAGCGGGAAGAAGCATATAGTATACGATAAGATAGGAATGTCTTACGAGGACAACTGGGTAATATGCTGTGAGCAAATACTATTTACAATATACTCAACAGACATATCTGAGATTAATCAAATAAGAAATTTAATGATGGATCTATATAGAAGAATGGATGAGTCAGCAAGGGATGCAAACCTGTATTCGGGCATATCCCAGAAGTTTAAGTTCTATAGCATATTTGTTGCAGACATATCCCCTACAGCCCCTTCAGAGGAGCTAGCAGGCTTCCTGTCAACCGATGTAGTGCTCGAGGTAAAATACGCAAGGCACGTGGATTCAAACGGCAGATTCCTCTAGTTTGCCTTTTAGGGCATTATACACTAAAATTAGATTTAGAGGAAAGGCCTAGCCAGCCAAGATTTCAAAAAAGTTTAACAATATATATATATTTTTAAAACAGGAGGTAAGACACAATGGCATTTAACTCAGCCAAAAATATTCTTGTGGGAGCTTCACCGCTCTACATCTCGAATTCAGATTCAACTGTAGCAGGTTATGTTGAAAACCAAGAGCCAGGTATCGCTAAGGTAGCAGTAGCAGGTAAGAAAGATGGAGTTCCAGCTTTCTCATCTTCAGCTTCATATCGTACAACTCTTGACTCAGCACAAGCTGTAACAGATAATGCTTACCGTAACGTAGGGTACACAAACAATGGTCTTCAGATCACTTATAACCCAACTTACGATTCAGTAACTGTTGACCAGTTGCTTGATACAGCAAAGCTATTTAAGTCTGCGATGGAAGTTATGATCGCAACAGAAATGGCAGAAGGAACACTAGAGAACGTTCTAGTTGTTTTCGGACAGGGACAATCAACTCTTACAAATTCAGGTAAGACACTTGGACTTGAAGCAGGTTCTCTTGGTATTGCACCAACAGAGCGTCAGCTAGTAGCAATTGGACAAGCTCCAACTGATGTAACGCCTAACTCAGAGCGTATTTACTATGCACGTCGTGTATTGTCTGTACAACAGTCACAATTCTCACTTGCACGTAATACCCCAACATCATTCCCAGTAACATTCCGTTTGCTTCCAGACGCATGTTACACAGGTTCAGAATAAGGAAAGATTATTGACCGTACTTGGACAACAGCCTAATTAATTTTAGCCAAATAAAGCCCCCAGAAATGGGGGCTTTATTGTTGTGCTGGTAAATGCTTTATGTTATAATAATTAAGACGATCCTAGGAGGATTAAATTGGCAAATACAGTATATAGTGTAGAAGAGATTACACTGCAAGACGGCTCAACAGTTAAGCTAAAGCCACTAAGCATTAAAGAGCTTAGAGATTTTATGAAAGCACTACAGGGTGCTGCAGACTCAACATCAGAAACTGAAACACTAAATGTTTTGATTGATGCAGTAGCAGTAGCACTAAAAAAGCAACTACCAGATTTGGTAGCAGATAGAGATGCATTAGAAGATGCACTTGATGTACCCACAATAAATCGCATCCTTGAAGTATGCGGTGGGATTAAGATGGATGACCCAAACCTACTAGCGGCAGCGGTTCTGGCTGGTCAGAACTAGATCTAGCCGCTTTAGAGGGTGAAGTATTTCTTCTGGGAAACTGGAAGAATTATGAAGAACTAGAAGAAAGTCTTTCAATGCCAGAGCTAATACAAACATTGAAATCCTTTAAGAAGCAAAAGGCGGAAGACAGAAAATTTGCAGCAGGACTTAAAGGCATAGAAATAAATATTGATGAAGACGAAGAAGAAGTTCAAGAAGGAAAAACCTTTGAAGATATTCAAAGAAAGGCATTAGGTATTAATGCATCAGGTGATGATATACTTTCATTACAAGGTCCATTAGCAGCAAGTGCAGGATTTGGAATCGGAGCTGGTTTAGGTTATTCAAAGGAGTAATGTATAGATAAATGGCTGATGAAAATATTGTAACTAATATAGTTGCCAATGCTGATTTTTCAGGTCTTATTGCAGATGTCAATAAGGTCACAGCCTCACTATCTAAACTACAAGCTCAGTTAATTGCTTCAGACGCAAAGCTTGCAAATCAAGTTGCGGTAATGAACAGATCTTTCTCAGAAAATTTGAGAAGAACTGGGCAGTTTTCTACACACTTTGTTACACTAACTTCAGATACTGAAAAGTTTGGTAAGAGTCTTGATGGCGGAAAGCTTAAGCTAAGAGACTACTTTAGAACGTTTCAAGAACATACAAAAACTTCAGGCGGAATCATTAGAGATCTTGCTAAGCAACAAGTAGCACTACAAAATGCCATCATACAACCCTTGGGTAAAAATGCCCAAGGGCTTATGCAGTTTAACGTACAGGTTCCACAAGGTTTAGATAATATAAAAAACAAAACAGCCATAGCAAGACAAGAGCTTCAGATATTAAATAAGGTTGTTCAAGATGGCGGAGTCCAGCTTATTAACTGGGGTAAGAACACTCAGTGGGCAGGACGTCAGCTAACAGTAGGATTAACAGTACCATTAGCGGCATTTGGTAAAGCAGCAGCAGATGCATTTAGAATGGCAGACGCAGAGTTGGTAAGACTTACAAAGGTTTATGGCGGAGTAGCAGCAACATCCTCAGCAGAATTATCTAAAATAAGAACTGAAGTTTCAGCAACCGCTAAAGAAATTTCAAAAGCTTATGGAGTTTCATTTAAAGATACAATTACACTTGCAGCAGATATAGCAGCAACAGGTAAACAAGGCGATGAGCTTTTGTCTTCAGTAAAAGAAACAAGCAGACTTGCAGTTCTTGGTGAAGTAGATAGACAAGAAGCTATGAAGGCTACGCTGGCAATTCAAACAACATTTAAGCAAAACACCGATCAGCTTTCTGAGTCGATTAACTTCCTTAACTCAGTTGAAAACCAAACATCAACAACTCTTAATGACTTAGTGGAAGCAATTCCAAAAGCTGGTCCAGTTATCCAAGGATTGGGCGGAAGCGTACAAGACTTAGCCTTGTACTTAACTGCAATGAAGGAAGGTGGAATTAATGCTGCAGAAGGAGCCAATGCTCTTAAATCAGCACTAGCATCTTTAATTAATCCTACAAAAGTAGCAAAAGAAAAGTTTTTTGAAATGGGAATTGACCTTGGTGGAATTGTAGCAAAAAATGCTGGAAACCTAACAGGAACAATATTAGCGTTACAATCAGCTTTAGACAATTTAGATCCACTACAAAAGCAACAGGCAATTGAGCAGTTATTTGGTAAGTTCCAGTTCTCTAGACTTAATGCTTTGTTTGCAAACCTAGGTAAGCAAGGAAGCCAGACTCTTCAAGTAATGGATTTAATGAAAGCAAGTTCTCAAGATCTAGCCCAAGTTGCTGACCGAGAATTATCAATGGTAACAGAATCTGCTTCTGGAAAGTACAGAAGAGCAATAGAAGGATTAAAGGCAGACCTAGCTGGAATAGGAGAAGAGTTCCTTAAGGTACAAACATTCTTTATAAATGTTGTAGACGGAATTATTGATTTTACAACCAAACTTCCAAAGCCTATTAAGCAGATCTTAACTTTTGCTGGTGGGTTAACTGCAGTAATTGGTCCAGTTATTATGTTAACTGGTGTGCTTGCCAACTTCTTTGGCTACGTTATAAAAGGAGTTTCTCACTTTAAAGCTTTGTTTAAAGGCGGAGAAGGCTGGAAGATGCTTACTCCAGAAATTCTTGCTGCACAAAAAGCAGGAAGTCTTGTAGAAAAAACATTTTATAGTGATGCACAAGCAGCAACAGTATTAAAAACAGCAATTGAAGGATTGGTAGCAGAGTTTACTGTATTGCAATCTAAGGCCCAATCAGGAGCAATATCAGTAGCTCCTGCTTTAAATAATTTTGTAAACGGTGTCACTGGAAGAGTAGTTAATCCAAACCACCCAATGCTAAGTCCAACAGATACAAGATCAATGTCTCACATGAATCCAGTTGGCGGAATGACTGCAGATCAAAAGACTGGCCAAACAATATTTGGAGTAGTACCTGGAGCACCAAGAGTTAATCAGACAATAGGTAATAACCCACAAATTTATGCAAATGCAGATTTACCAGAAGTACAAGGTCTTACAAGAATTGGAAAAGCCTCAACTGGAGTAGTCGCAGCCGAAGCTGCTAAATGGCATGCAATGACAGGCGCACTTGCAATGCAATCCGAAACAGAAATAAAAGCATTGAAAACAGAAGTTTCTAGAACAGGATTGATTACACACGAGCTTTCTGCTTCGTATCAAGCTTTGTTGCCAGAAATGACAAAGCTAACACAAAGAGCAGCCCTTGAGTCAGCAGAAATTGTTGCTCAATTACAAGCAAGTAAAATAACAATAGATCAAGCAAGAGCAAAAATTATTGCATTGAATGCACAAATTGAAGCTGCCATGGGAGCTGCTGCTACAGATATTGCAGGACAGCAAGGAAGATCTATTGCTTTGACTTCAGTTCCACTATTAAGTCAGCCTGTTGTAGATAGAGCTGGAAAGTCAAACATGAAAGAGCTTGCTCGTCCAGGAAGAACTAGAGGGCTTCTTAATAAAATTGCAGGTGGCCTTGGAGTTAAAACTTTTGGCGCACCTTATAGCATTGAAACAACAATGCCAAAGAAGTTTAATACTGGAGGCACAGTTAGTGGTCCAGGAACTGGAACATCTGATTCAATTCCTGCAATGGTTTCTAACGGAGAGTTTATTGTTAAAGCGGGGTCAGTAAATGCAGAAACCCTTCCAATTCTTCAAGCAATAAATGATAACCCAGACAATACAAGACCATTCCTATCTGCCTTTATGACACATCAAGGAACTGAAATAAATCAAGGACTTGAAGGCAAGGCAAAGGGAAACGTAGTACCTACTGGAACATTAATTGCAAATGATATGCAAAACCTTCACTCTCGTGGCCTGCACCCAATGGGCATTTTTTATGATCAAGGAACAAGATTAGGTTATGATAAGAACGAATTAAAAATTGCACTTAACGGTGCACACGCAGAACTGCAAAGAACTTTTTCTGCAAAAGGATCTGCCACAATTAATAAGCTATACTACGATAAAGTGTCTTCATCTATTATAACTAAATACTTAAAAGATGTTAAAAGATTAAGCCCAGCAATAGGCAGACAAGTTTCCATGGCAGAAGAGCTTATCTTCTTGGGTCATCAAAGACAGGCTTCAGGTAAGGGTTTTGAAAAAGGAACAATGCGTCAGGTTGGATTTGATGGAGTAAAACTACCTAGAGAAATTGTTGGCACTGGTAGCGGATTTTCTGGAGAAGGAAATCAAAGACATTTTAATTTAATACAAGATCTATACGACGAAGAGCCTTCAAATAAATATACAGGTAAATTAGGTAAGGGCAATACTATATCTCAAGTATTTAAAACTCAAAAAGGTCATATGGGTGTGGCACGACCAATTTCAAAAATGAATTTTTTAATGAGTATGGTAAAAAACAAACTAAGTCGTGCACCGCTTGCACCAGACCCAAGATCAATTGCTTTGAATCAAAAATGGAGAAGAGGATACAAAGACGGCGGACTAGTTGGATACAAAGATGGCGGACTAGTTGGAGGAATGGATATCCCACGCTTTAAGGATGGCGGTTTTGTTTCTGGATTTGAATCTCAAGCTAGCAAGGGTTTTGTTGGACAAGGAATGCTAAAGCGCCCTGAAGGCGGCGGAATGGGCATGGGTGCTCAAATGGGAATGATGATGGGCGGATCAATGCTAGGACAATCTATAGGCGGTAACGTTGGTACTGGAATAACAATGGCTGCAAATATTCTCCCATGGCTTCCTCTACAAAAGATTATGCCACTAATTGGCAAGCTGATGACAAATTTAAGAACACTTTCTGGAATAGCAAATATTGCTGGTAAAGCAATGGGTCTATTATTTAGAGTTGGTCCAGTTGGTGCAGTTGTTACTGCAGTTGGACTTGCTGTATTTGCTTATAAGAAGTGGCGCAAAGAAGTAGAAGAAACTCAAAAAGAACATGTAATGCTAAACGGCATTACTGAAAAGGGTGCTAAAGAAGCAGGAATTAGCTACAAGAATGTAGCAAACTCAATTAAGGATGTAAGAGAGCAGTTTAAGCTTCAACAACAACAAGGCATATCCGCATACGAATCAATGACTGGTTCTGGAGTACAAGGGCTCACATTAACAATTGCACAACTAAAAGAATTAAAGAAAACTGCAAAAGATACTATGCCAGAGTTAGTTGGAACTTTTAATAGCATAGATACAAGCAAGGTAAATGATCTTGCTGCAAACCTAAAGGCACAATTTGTATCTGCAGGTATGTCTGCACAAGATGCAACAAATAAAATTTATGCAATCATAGAAGCATCAAATAAGGCTGGCGCAGGACTTGGTGCTATAACTAGCACAGGATTTACTGCAATAACAGACAAGGGAAGCGCTGCTTCTGCTATTGTAAAAACTTTAATAGACAGCCTTGCAGATATTGAAAATGTTGATCCAAAAGCATTTGCATCAAATATTGATACTGTTATATCAAGCCTAGATGCAGCAACTGCTGCACTTGTAGGAACAAAAGATGCACAGGGAAATACAATTGATGAGTCTATGGCAATGACAATGCAATGGGAAAAGCTTGTCAAGCTTGGCGCAGACTATACACAAATTGGAGAAAAAGCTCTTTCTAATTTAAAGAAAGAAAGACCTGAACTCGCTGCAATATTAAAGAGCACAGATACTGTTGCAGGAATGTACGCTAAGTGGAGAGTCCTTTTGGCTGGAGTTAATATTGATCTTAAGAATATAACATCTCAACAAGCAATGGGAATTGCAGCCTATCAGCAAGCACTATCACTAGCCGCAGATTCTGCAAAATCAAATGAGAATACAGGTGGCGCACTAGGCACAGCTAATAAAGCAACAAAAGATTTAACAGAAAGCATTAAAAAGGGTGAGAATGCAATAAAGAAGTATTCAAATACCGAGGCTGGACTAAGCAAGGCCAGAATTAAAGCATATCAAGATGAAATTAAAGCTATCCGTGATCGTGCTGATGCAAAGAAGAAAGCCCTAAGAGACACTGTAGAAACTGAAAACACTGAACTTGAGTTGCAAAAGCTTAAGCTAGAAGCCCAAGCCGCACTAGCACGTGGAGACAGAGATGCTTATGAGGCTGCAAATATTGCAATTGCTCAGCTTACGAAAGAAACTCAGTTAAAGAAGGCTGAAGATAAAATTGATGCTAATGCTAAAAAAGAAGAAGCAAAAATTCAAGCCATCCTTGATGCAGATCAAGCAAAGAAAGATGCAGCGGCGGCTGCAGTTACTAAGGCACAAAATACAGGTGCTTCAGCAACACAAACTCTTGGAGAAATAAATAGCATTAAGTCGTTGCTTGCCCAGCTAGCAATAGATCAAATTGAAAACGATAAGCTTAAGGACCCAACTAAAAAAGCAGATGGACAAAAGGCTTTAGACGGAAGACTTCAAACAATAATTGGATCACTTGAAAAAGCTTCAGATGCTGTTCAAAAAGCATTCCCAGAATATGTTGATGCAAAAACAAATAAAGGAATTCCTACAAAAATTTATGGAATGCCTGGAGGTGAAGGTGCCCGAACTGGAGCTGGTGGAGCATTTGATAAGCTTGTTGCAGAAATAGCAGTAGGAGCAAAATCAAACTTTGAAAAACTAGGCAAAGACATTACAGGCGGAGCAAACCTTAAAATGGTTGTAGAAGCAATGGGTGGCAAGGTAGATAAGAGCAAAACTATCAATCAAGAAGATGTTACTGCTGCAATTATAGCTAATCAGGGAAGGTCATCTGGATTCTTAAAGGATCAAACAAAAGATGATGGGTCGCTTGAAGACGGTGTAAGACAGGCTATTATTCAAAAATATAATTTTAAAGACGGAGACTCATTTACTTTCCAGGGAACAAAATATAATGTTAAGCCAGGAAAGCTGGGTAAAGGACTACAAGCTGTAAGAGTTGCAAAGGCACTTGGAGGCGCAGTGTCTGCTGGACAAACCTATACTGTAAATGATAGAATTAACTCATTGGGAGTACAGCAAGAAGGCTTTATGCCGTTTACTCCAAAGGTAAGCGGAATGATTTATCCAAATGTTGATACTATGCCAAAGTATAATATTCATAGCGGAGAAGTAACTGGAATGCGTGGCGGAGTAAACAGTTCTTACAATAACAATTCATACTCAATTAACATTGCGCTTAATGGAACTAACGTAACTGCAGATGATGTAATGAGAAGATTTAAGACAGAGATGGCTTTGGTCCATGCAAAAGAAGGAAGATCTAGATCAGTTGGGGGACAAGTTTAATGCCATTAACATTACCAAGAGGTTCAATCTTTAGCATAGAAGCTAAGGATCTTTTAGCAACTCCCGCAGGAACTGTAAATCAATTTAATAAGGTTACCGAGCACAATCGTACAGACTTTAGCATTAACGTTGAAAGAATTGAAAAGGTAGTAAGAACATCAAACGGAACTTTAAGAAAGAATTTTATTAAAGATAAGCGGAAGTTCTCAACATCTTGGGATATGCTTCCATCATATAGAACTCTGACGGTGGACGGTGCATGGGGAGCAGAAGACTTAAGATCATTCTACCTAGGAGAACAGGGACAGGGTAGTTTTAAAATTAGATTAAACATAGCAAAAAATGGAGTTTCTCAAGAGTCATCTGGGTACGAAGAGTATACAGTTGTTATTACAGACTGCAGCTTTGCAATTGCCAAAAGAGGCTTACAGCCCCACTGGAACGTATCCCTGAGCATGGATGAAGTCTAATGCCAGTATATGCAAGCCCTGCAGCCAAAACAAAGCTTGAGCAAAGCACAAACCTAAATTTAAATATAGGTTGTACTATTGAGTACAACATGAATAGACTTGTAGATAACATTGTTGTTACTGGTGCAGATATTGTTAAGCCAGACGGAAGTAAGCCTTTTAAAAATTTATTCCCCGTAGATTCAATCATCAAGGCTAACCGACCAATTGGAGCGGGAGTTAAATATGGAATCACAGGAGATATTGGGTCTGGAACATATAGAGATCCAAGAGCTAGTACATACCCATTAGACTATAGAACATACTACCCAGGAGCAGACACATATTACAAGTACTGGCTAAGCGCAGTTAGCACGGGTGTAGATTTAACCATTACATATCCAAAAGCAGTATTAACAAATAAAGTAGTTGCAAGATTTGAGATATCACATTCAACTCCAGGAACCTGGAACATACTTTTAAATGGATCTTCTGTTGCAAATGGAACAAGTGCACAGATAAAAGCATTTGGTGCTGGAACATATGATGCTGGAACTTTGACTATTTATTATAATGGAACTGCATGGGTGACTACAGAGCCAGCAGTGCTAGGTGCTCCAGTAAGCATAACTACATTAAAGCTAACCACAGCAGGAGTTGCAGGCAAGTATATTGGTGTTATTGAGCTTTGTCCTAAATGGGTAATTGATATATCAGATGCTATTACAGATATGTCTATATCAAAAGAATCATCTACGAGCTCAGAAGACATCCTCCCAATTGGAAAAGTTTCAGCAAACTCTTTATCTTTAGGTCTTGTGTCATACGAAACCACACGTAAAATAATTTCTTTTGATAAAACATTTACTTTTGATGCCTCTAAGATTTATCTATACAAGCAGATTGAATTAAACCCATACTATAAATTATATAATTCTGACCAGACTTATGAAAAAATTAATCAAGGGGTGTTCTATCTAGACAATTGGTCTTCTTCAGAATACGGAGACATATCTTTAACGGCACTTGATGGAGCAAAAATTTTGCAAGAAGTAATTGCACCAAGTATTATTTGTGAAGGATATTCAACAACTGCAATATTAAGAAGACTGCTTGATACGGTAGGTTTTACAAACTATAAATTTAATATGTCTGCAACAGACACTTCAATATTCACTCCAAAGTTCTGGTGGACAGATGACAGTAAGCCTGTGTGGAATGCCATACAAGAGCTTTGCAGAGATTCTCAAATGACAGCTATCTTTGATGAAAATAACGTGCTTCAATTTTATACAAGAGACTATATGTTTTCTTCAGCAAAGTCCGTAGACTGGTCATTTAGATATAACGCAGATGGATCTAATCTTCCTAATATAATTTCTTTTTCTAAGAATGAATTAGCAAGTGCAAATCAGGTTAAAGTGCTATGGAATAGCGTAACTACTTCAGAGTTTACTGGAAACTCTCAGCCACTGTGGAAGTCGGGCAATACTTCAATGGGAGCCCTATCACTTGATCAAGATCTTCCAGCGTCTATCGGGAAAGGCGGATATATAAATCTTTCTCCAATTACAGTAAACAGCTATGAAAGCAAAAGAGTTTTGTATGAGTACAATGGATATTTAGTAATTGATTCAGAAATTATAGAGTACGATGCAATTCAGTACGAGTACACTTCTGGAGGAACTAAGACACAGGTTTGGATAACAACAGAGTCAGATGTCTTAAAGTATTTAGGGCTTTCAAATGTTGGTTCTGCAAATTATCAGCCTACAGGAAAATATAGAATTAAAACAAGAGGTGCATTTAATACAACTCCTGCAAATCATTATGCTGCAGCATCAACTATATTAAATTCATGGAATGGGTATGAAGTTAGGTGGTCAGTTTAATGGTTCAGTCATTTAATGTAATTGAAGGTGGAGGGGCTCCTGCTACTGCTCCAGTTCCAGCGGACTATACAATCCCGTGGATAAGCATAGAAACTACATCTTTAACATCAATAAAAATTATTATTAAACATCCCGTTGCAACACCAGGAAGCTTTGGCGGATCAGCGTCTATGTTTAACATTAACGATCCAGATATTGTTTTCCCTACAGGTTCAGATGTGGTTACTTCAGGCTCAGGACAAACTACAATAGCAAAAAGCGGATTGGTCCCTGGGGCTACATATAGAATTAGAGTAAGAGCATACAGCGGAGTTTCATTTACGGGTGTCACTGGTCCTTACATTACA